CATTCGGGAATTTTCTCTGAAAACGAGTGGTACGGGTTCGAGAATATAGCCAAAGGCCAAAACCAGGGGTCGGGTACGGGCATCAGCAGCGCGAGTTCAAAACTCGGCGCAGCCGATTTCCATAAGGTGGCAGGAGCTCCAGACCAGGACTGACCATAGGGTTGGCAACGAGTTGCGTACCCAGTGTTCATCGAGGTAACAGGACGATATGTGTCCCAAGGAATGGATCCCTGCCAGGGGGTGGTGACATCGAATACCTTCCATTGAGAAGGATCTTGCGTAACTATACCTGTTTCGGGATACCAGGTGGAAACGCCATACGCGACATCTGTGAACTGGCCGAATGCGATTTTACCGATCGCATAAGGCATGGCTCCAACGGTTACATTTGGGGGCAACGCTAATTTCCAATTAACAGCACCTGAATTGAAGAAAAACAAATTACAGATGGAGTCAAATACGTTGATGTGACCGTTGAGGCCAAGTGTTACAGAATCACGAACTCGTTGAAAGTTTCGATACTGTGTGCCGGTCTGGGGGGACGAACAACCAACATCAAAGCTCGTAAGAGCATTTGAGCAGTCGGACCAGCGAGTGAGGAGATCTTCCACATACGTGTATTCGGGCACGTGGGTCTGTGGAATGTCACCAGTGGGTTTCATGTGGGGCAAGGACGGAAACGGTTTGAGAAAATCTTCCCAAACGGAACATTGTCCATCCGCTTCAGGTACTACTGACATGGTAGTGGTATCTTCGGTTGACATCGTGGTCGATGTTGTACTCGTAGAATTAGTCAGGGCAGTAGCAAAGATAGCGGCATAGCCGGGTGTAGAATAATCACGGAACTGAAAGTCCTCGCCTGCAGCCATATACAAAAGGTACTGTATAGTGGGCGTGCGAGAACCACTGCCTGTTATAGCAGAGTCCAAAACAATATTCACTGAGGGACAGACACCATATTCATATGCAGAACTCATATCAACCCAATCGTATTGGTACACGAAGGGGACTGAAAACTCTATAGAGGTGGTGCCTTTAACAGTGTGAATTATCGTGGGTAACAATTCAGTGTAAGGGGCATTAGAACTAACAGAACTTGCGCTAGTTCCGTACGCACAGAAAATTCTGATACGGGCGGAACACATTGCGGAAGTGGTCAGGTATAATTTAAATTTAAATGATCCACGGAAGAATCGGAAAAATTGCGCTAAGTACGGCATATAGCCTGAAGGCAAAATTCCGATAATGCCTGGTAAAGTATCCGTTGGGGTGGGATAGCTACTACCAAACGGGTACCGAGGGTGACAGGTACAATCAGTGGAATCATTTATATTTGTAAAAACACCTGCTTGAAGAAGGAACGGTTTCATGCAAAGTTCCTGGATAGAATGTCGTCGTTGCGGGTCAGAACATCGATTCATAGATCCAGATTCTTGGAAATCACCGAGTGTTTTTGTAGGGTGTGGTGAATTAAGTTCAGCACTGTCATTAAAAGGTTCAAATTTGGTCTCACGGGTCTGAGACTCTGGTATGGAATCCCGGCCTGTAGAGCCGTCGGTCATCCAATCCCAGACTTTGCTAGTAGCTTTCTCAAAGCTAAAGCTAGCAGCAGTTTTGACGCCAAATTTAACAGCGTTGTCCATAAGTGCATTACCAATTTGGTCCATTTGGCCATCACACTCCGGGGGCGGACGCGCTCTAGATTCAGAGTACGCGGTTGTAGCGAAAGGTCCTCCAAATTCAAGGCCGTTATACTTCACAAAGACTTTTACTTCAATGTTTTTCAAAGCGGTCGTATCGGTAGCGTTGGGCGGTATTATGTAGAACACATTAACACCTCCAACGTTAAGGGCCCAATCGTACGTGGGGTTTACAGTAGGGGAGGAAGCTTCATAAAATGGATTAAGCCATTGCACAGGACAGTGCCATGGGATTTCCATTGTGGCTTCTTCATTTGGAGCAATGTTCAATATTATAGGATTGTAGCTAGCGTAAGAATTGGTGTTATACCTGGAGTTCACTTGACCTCCAGTATAAGTGGCACCAACATCTCGTGCACCTGCAACAGAATCCGTAAACGGAATGTAGTTGATACAAATGAAGCCATACTGTAGCGGGTTCGAAAGAACGAGGAAACGGACGGAGACTGACTTCCATCTCATCCACGCGAATTGCTTCGAGTAGGTGAGAATGGGGTCTGTAGCCAGCATAGAATAGATGGGTGCAATAACGGAAGTGGCTGCGGAACCACTCATTGACAGAGTTGCACATAAATATTCTCGACTGAATACGTCGGTAGAAGTTGTTTGCATCGAGGGAGAAAAGCGAACAGTCGCTCCTATGTTGTTCACGGCAATGCCGGGCTCAACAAGGGAAAAACGTGTGAGCTGTGTGTCCGATGCGACACTAGTATCAGGTTCTAGGAAGTTTTCTTCCGCACCTTTATTAAGATCGGTGGCAATCCAGTAGTGACGGCGGTGAACGGATTAATTAACAGCGCCATGGTCAAACAGTCATTTTCGGTAGGAGTATACTCGCGCGAAGGGTGACAACCTTCGTGAAGACACTGCCCTCCTATCCTAGGTTATTTACGGCTAACCACACCGTGGTTGGGTTTTGGACTTAGAGCCCTGAAAGGTACGCTTGCACCATCTCGGAATAAGATGGCCACGGACATTTCAGTCTATAAGTCGTTCGGGCACGAGCAAGGATACACTCATACTCCATAAAAGTTTCAAGGCCGTGGTGAACAAGTTCACGTCGGGCAATTTCAACGTTGAGGGCCAGCTGGTCCACGAGACTACATCTCGCGCCAGGGTCTCTAATGTAGGCAAGCATGCCAATTATAGAGTCCATATTAAGCGGGGCCCACACGTGTCCATTATCATCGAGTCTAAAGGTTCTAGACAAGAAGGAGAAACTTTCAAATGTGAGAAACGGGGTGGACACGTCTTTTTTGTCGGGGGTGGTATAACCCATCCCCATAAGATCAAAGACGTGGGCAATAGTGTTCATGTTGAACCAGGAAGCAACTTCCGCGGAACAACAACCACCATTGTCATCACCAAAAAAAACCATAGAAACATGATCTTTAAACTCACCTTCAAAATCTGAAGGCTTGTTATAGTACCACACAATTCTGTGAGCAACGAAGTTGCAGAATGTGTTAAAATAGGAGGTCATCCAGTGTCCAGAACAGACACCGGCCATACGTTCTACAAGAAAAGACTTGTATACAAGCACGACACCAACTATAGAATCGGCAATACCTAACATGAGTTTACGATGCATCTCGGAACAATCCAATGTTCCGATAAAGTATTTGAAGAGATAGAGGAAATGACATAGAATGCGATAGTCCCAACCTGAACAATCACCACCAAATAAATTTGGGTGTGTTGACAGGTAGGTATATAGCAATCTCCAGTGACGGTAAGGATCAATTCCAATTTTGGAAGGTCTATGAAACAGAGAAGCCTTTTGACGAACTAAATCGCCAAAGACCATCTTGGTAACAACAGCTAGAGAGAAGCTGCCTACACAGAAAAGACGAGTCTTTCCTGTTTCGACAGCTTCGAGATTGCGAAGCTCATCTTTCCAGCAGGCGTCGGCCAGGCATTTAACCTGACCGCCGTCGAGAATGTGTTTCACCAAGCGGTTGACGTAACTAATAAGGATGGGATTGATCCACCATCCTTTAGCATTAATCTTCCAGGCGGGATTAGGACATAATTCTCTGCCAAAGAGATCTTTTCTAGAACGGTGGATTATCTTATTTTCATAAGTAGCTGATTTGTCGCCAGGCATAGATTCCAAGTTTTCAATATCATCGGAGAAAAGAGCTTCGGCAATAGAATAGAGTTGGAGACGTTTTGTGTCGGACAGCGGGAGCCATCCGTCAATCAGAATGTCGGGAGATTCTACAAGTAGACGGTTGATAAATGGGTCCAAAGGTTTGGAACCCCCATATTGTTCGAGTTTAGAAAAAGTATTTGAGTGAACATTTATGGGTTTGTCAAGAGTTTCAGAGTAGAAATCAGCCAATGGGGCAGGAGCAACAGGAATTACTTTGCCTTGGGATTCTAGATAGACGTCGAGTTGTGTATATATAGGAGACGGGACTAATTCAGTTTTCGTCGGGATGAAGTTGCGCTGCTTAAGCACAACGCCCATCTGACGAGTTCCTGGGAGGGCAGTAAAACTGGATTCAGTTTTACCTCCTTCACCGGGTGCGTCGGGGATGGTATATGATTCCGGGATGAAATCATACATCGGGCCACCGAGACCAGGAAAGTCAGATCTATAGAGGGGAGTTATAATACCAGCACCGTTATACGACGATACGTGTATTCCGACAATGTCGGCAGTTCCGGCGATTGAGTCCAAATGTACATAAGGAGATGAACAATCACCAAATTTGCCAACAGCGAGAGGGAGTTCTAAGAAAGATTGAGCGTTAAATCGAGCAGTCTCACCATCCTGGGTAGGATAACGAATATTTAGAGAGGGTACAGACTGGGGTTCAATTTGAGCGGGGAAAGCAAAGGCAAGGTAGTTAACTTTGTTTCCTTCAACGCAGCGCGAAACTCTACAAACAGTAGAGCCGGCTCTTTCAAAGGTTTGTCCTTTTTCGATCAGACGATTTTTCAACGAAGGAAGCATGTTGAGAATTTTTGACTGAACTTCAAGAACAACACCATCACGGTGGTCGGAAAGAGGGGTAACGGTAAATTCAGAGCGAGAGAAACAGAGGGGAGGGCCTATATCATGATAATATATGCGAAGTTCGGAAACCGGGTTGGCATGTGGGACGCCAACAAGGTTAGCACAGTTCCATTGATGTTGAGGGCAAGTAAAATACCTGCCTCCGGGAGAGAACATGTAGCCAGTGGTTATTCGGCCATTGGCAGACACAAGGTCAGCTTTAAACATGTTGTTTGCAATGGAGCGCACTTTGAACTTTGCCATATCGGTCATGGTACCAGCTTGGCCAGCTGATTCAGGGGGGGGCACAAGGAGATAAAAATCACCATCTTTGTACAAGTACCAGTTAAGTTCACCATCATGGGACATGGGAACAATTTGGTACTTTCCAGAGACGTGGACGTAATGGATCATGCAAGATTCATCTTCATAAATGGAGACTTCACGAGCATGACGAAATTTAGCAACTTGATCAGAATCAGTGTGAATTTGGCACTCACGTGGTTCCTTGATACCGAAGCATGTTAAAGTTTTACCTTCAACAGTAAGGGCGGCACCATAGTCGGCATTGCATTCGGCAAAACATCGGGCATTTCGTAGATAAGGACAGTCTCCAAAGACTATCTCACCTAGAGGTTCATCGACATTATACTCGATTTCGTTGACGGGGACGCAACGAAGAAAATCGGGTATTTTATCTTGGCAGTTTTGACCAAGGGCAGAGCGAGCAGGAATAGGGCGTTTCATTCGTGGGGCTTTCTGATAATCAACATGGCCTTCAGCGGAGCGGACAGGGACTTGTCGGCGTACTTTAGGCATTCGGAGATAGTCGGTTTGTCCAGGACAGGACACGTCGACTTGGTATTTAGTAGGTTCAGAGAGACGGTCGTAGCCATATCGGAGAACTGCACCAGCAGTAATAATTCCAACGGCAACAGCTATCTGCATTGTTCGGGTCAGTCCTAAATACCAAGATCCGAGATTCACGGCACCCGAGACGAGCTTACGAGGAAGCTCATCCCAGGCGACACGAATTCCATGGTTGAAAAAGCGAGCAGTGGTAGTATATTTGTCAGAGCAGAAAGTTTTAAAATCTGCCCATTTTGAACAGGCTACAGTCATAAAATGGCGAATCCAATCTTTTAACATTGCGTAGTAGGTAGGTGCATAATATTGATTATAATAGTCAAAAGTAGCAGCCTGTTCAAGACGAGAACGAAGGGAAGAAGTAGAAGACAGATCTGGACTCCAATGGTACGAAAGAAGTGCATGACCAAAGGCGTAAGCAAAACGGAAAGCGATATTCATTGCAGGATCATGTTCAGCTAAATTGGCGTAATTGATTGCATCAGAATACCTAGCATAGCGAACAAATGAATGTGCAGAGCGTTCGCGAGTTACAGAGTCAGAATCAGGTGTGAATGCTTCAATAAGAGGGAGAGCGATATCAAGCAGTTGACGGAGAGACACATTATCGGGATCACGAAGAACTCCATCCGTTGTATCTCTACAAAGAGCTTGAAGTTCTAAAGGAGCATGCAAATATGCAAATAAACCAAGGGAAAACGGGTCGATATCAGTAGCGGGGGAAGTCGGGCTAATGAGTCGAATCCAATAATCCATAGAAGTATAAGCACAGTTTGAAGTCAGATCGGTGTAAACAGTGTTGAAATCAGCAGAGAATACGTTTTGTCTAAGAGCATCGCGAAAATTGGAATACAGCGCAAGGCTCTTATCTTTGAGGGGTTCGGGTACAGCGGAAGAAGTTGAAGTAGAATCAGAGAAATACTCTTTTACCTGAGAGACATATGTTCGGAGCATTTGTCCTTCAGTATCAGGGGGAATTTCAATAATTTCATCAGGCTTTGTTTCATTATCTTTAGGGTTCGAGATAATGGCATAAGTATTGATTTCTTCAAAATCAGCGTGGGAAACAACAGGGAACATGTTGGAGGCACGGGAGCCTCGTAGGATTCCACCACGATAACTATACTTTTCACGGCCATCATGATCGTTAACACGAGCATTGCGTTTCAAAGTTTTAACGTAATCTTCAGGGCCTAATTCTTCTAGAAGTCGAAGATTTTCAGCCGTTTCAGCAACAGTTCGTTTGGGTTGGGATTGTTGTTGTTTTCGATCTTTCGACCGAACATCAAGTTTAGAAGACAAAGGAGGGGCAAATTGCTTGGGACGTTCAGCAAGTTCAGCACATCTACAGGGGTCAGAAAAACATAATTTACAACGAGTGAGAGAAGCAATGACGCGGGAGACATCAAAATTCTTCACCAGAGATTGAGGATTGGCATACTTTTCAGCATTGATATATCTATCAACTACAGCGGAGACGATTTGGTAAAAAGTAACTTCACCAGTCGGGAGCATGTATTCTCCATTGTAGGATCTAATGGGATACGAATGTTGACATTGTGGATTGTGGTCAATCCATTTTGGCGTAAACGTATCCCAAGTGGGATCAATAGCATGACAAGAATAATACGTGGTAACGTCATCGGGACCAGACTCAAGAGAGAGTCCGGCCTTACGGTGAGGTCGAAGAAGAATGTCAATTCGTCTGGCGGGGGCACCAGGTTGACAAATTCCAGTATCATTCCAATCGGTAATTGGGGTTGTAATAATGTTAAGAAAGTGAGATGAGAAAAACGAGCCTTTGTCACCAACAGCAGACATATCCAATGGAACGGGATAGCCATCAGTAAGTTGCATCATTTCCATAACTTCAGTGGCACGAGTGACAGGATCACGAGCGTTAAGAAATTCATCAATGAGTAGGGCAAATATAAATTCATTGTAGCCATCCCAGTACGGTGAAGTACGAGGCTTGGTGAAAATCTTAGCTTCCTCCCAGGGAGTGGAGAAAGTTTTAACAGCGGGATCAGTAGTTTTGAAGTATTGTTGGAGAGACAAATAGATAGCAGCAGTGAGGGCATTTCCGGACATGTTCTTACCACATCCGGGATCAGTACCAAGTAAACAAATAGTGACAACAACTCGGGGGCGGGACGAACGAGGAGCATGTTGACGAATTATAACACGGATATGATTAAGGTGATCATACATGCTTTTAAATTCGTGGTAGTTTGTTTTGGTGGTCATAAGGAGATGGTAAGATTTGCAAAATTTCATGATGCGAATAGACATTGTATCACACCATTTTTGGTCTTCAGTAGCTTTTCGAGCGACGTCAGGTACATCTACAAGGAGTTCAGCAGCGCGGGCGTGTCGTTCACGACACTTGCGCTGACATTCATTGTCCAAGAAATAATATTTCTTGGTCAACTTAAATGAAATCCAGTTGATTACATCTTTACCAAAGAGAGTAAGATCATCAAGAATACCTTTGGAGCGTGAGAGCGCTCCTACAGTATTCAAGAATTCTTTAGATTCTTTGTAAGAAAAGGAAGTGACGAATGAGAAAAGCAAGCCAAGATAGCCAAGGGTGTGAACACCACCTTGACCATCAGCTTCGGGGGACATTGATTTATGAGCGAGCTCTTCGGAGCCTTCAAGATCGACATCGTAGTCGGTCTCATCACCAGTTATTAAGGTCCAAAAACGGGTGAAAACAGAATGCAAGGTTGAAAAACAACCAGACATATGTCCTACTGATACTATTAGCTTATGAATAAGCCAACAGAACAGCACGAGAGCGAGCGCAGATAAGGTCAGTTTGAGCATCTTGAGGAAAGAGCGAATGGGAGCGGTATACTCTTCAATCAAATTAGGAAGCCAGGTAGCTATATTAGACATCAGGGTTTGGAAAGATGAGCCAGCAGAACTAAGAAGTTGCCAAATAGAAGTAAAAGAATCTGTAAGGAGGTTCAAGAGCATTCCAAAAATGGAACGATCGACATCAGGCACAGCAGGTTGTTCACCTACTTGGCCTTCAGCAGTACGGTACATTTCGTACAAACGTTCAATATCTTCAGAATGGAGATCAAAATGATCAAAGGTGGTAGAAGACTTAATGGCGTTGAGAAAACGTTGAGCATGAGCAAGATTCTTAGATATTTTCATCTGAAATAAGGCGCGAAGGTAAAGTCGAGCCATAGCAGTAAGATGAGGATCGTATCTAATCACTTGAGAAGTGAGAATTTGTTGGGGAGTAGCATACGGTAATAGACATAATCTAATGCCAGTTAACCATTTCGTAAGGAGAGAGCGCTTTGCAGCGCCAAGATTTTGGTAGAATTGGAAAAACTTGGCTTGATAGAAGAATTCAAACGATTCAGGTTCTATTCCAGTAAGGGGGTACCGGAGCGGAGAATCATAAGGAACTCGTTCAAGAAGAATGTCATCACCTTGCTTCGACATAGAAATGTAGAAACGAGGATCACGAACAGGTATTTCAGGAAACATTTGGTTGTGTACATCACGGAATTTGAGATTTGTGAGTTTGACATGAGACACAGTAAGTAAACGAGGTTGAGGTATTATATGAAAAATGTCTTGACAACCAAATAATTGAAAACGGAATTGAGGGTAATTGATAAGATTATTATCAACATTTCTAAGAGTTATGAAAGGAAGGTCATTAAAATCGGAGTATTGGACGGATTCAGCAAATCCAGGATCTTGCTGAAAATCGGTCCATACATTATCACAATCGAGAACATGAAATTCAAAACGAGCACGGGTAGTGCTCCAATAGATATGTTGAATCTCTATATGGGAAGTTCGACCTATGTTAATAAGTCGTTCTATCCAATTAGAAACTACAAACATACAGGGGACGATATATTTGGTTCCTTGTGAATAGACGATAGGGGTGTAACGGGGAGGGTCAATCTTATACAAGTACGGATGAGAGTGTTGATCTTTATTAGGAAGCACAGAACAGTGCTTACAATTGGTGTTAACCAATATAGTATCAACTTTAACAGGAACAATAGCTTTAACAGTATGGGAGCGAGTAGAGGAGACTTTCGAACGGTAGTCTCTCTTAGATAGGTGCGACGATCGAGTGTCGGGCCCCGACGGTTCTTCGGGGTTTTCGGTAATCGGTGCCGCAAGGCAGGGTGATTAGCCCGTGTCACCTCGAAAGGCGACGGAGAGAAAGAGTTGGGGTGTGGAAAGAGAGAGAACGCAGTAACAATCTAGTAAACTAGAAACCATCGTAGAGTGGGGTTCTGTGGAGAATATAATAAAGAGTGCGTGAACTTTGCAACAAGTCTCACATGGAAAAGGTATACGCTGTGTTGCCAGCGTCGCTAAGATTCCATCATAGCGCCTGTCGACAATACACGAAATAATTCTGGTGTGTATCTGTTCGGTCTTCAGGGAATAGACGGGTTCGCCGCCAACTTGTTTCAGTCGGTGTAGTAGTCTCGGAAGGTAGATCCGACAAGAGGGGTCGTATTATTCAACTCGTTAGTGGTGTTGAATACGTTTAACTTAATACTAATCTTGTCTATCAGGCCGACGGAGCCCAAACTACACGTAGCAGTTGGATTCAGGCTTAGCAATTGGGGTAATAAAAGCCTTTAGCTTGGAAACACTCAAAGGTGAGAGAGTGTAACTCATGCTATATAATAAAAGCGGACATTTCAGTCCTACTCTCATCATAACAGCGGGTCATCTGAAAGGTTCATCGATAACAATACAAATAAAGTAGCGGGAAAATTGTCTGAGCTTACAAGATAAATTCAATTATAAAATTCGTTATAGATTCTGGATGTTTCGGAAAACATTAAGTCCAGCTAATCGTTCACAGTCAAAATTATAACTCAAATACATGAGAAAGAAAATAAATTGATATAGATAGCGACAAAAGTCGAGAAGGTACGATAAAAGTTTAGAGATAAAGCAGAAACTTAGGAGCCTAGTGGTATGAGAAAGTGCATATGGTGGTATGACTAACAGGGAAAAAGAAAGTGTAAAACACACTTGGGAACGGGGGAGATCGCGTGGAAATTCGAAATTTCGACAACACGCATCCCGGGGGTCATTCTCTGCGAGCGGATAGCTCGAGCAGCCCAGAAATGGGACTTAAAGAAAAGGGGCTGGTGGTAATTGAGAAGGATCAAAAACTTATACAAACATCATTCAGGAATACACTGAAAGGTAGTAGCCGCGCATCATTCATGCGACGTAATACAAATGAAAGTAATATCAAAATAAAAAGGTT